GCAGCGGCCGGCGGGGGAGTGGGGGCAGCGGCCGCAGGGGCCGAACGGGGCTGGCGCGGGGCACGAACGGGAGCAGGGGCGGGTGTCGCCGGAGCTACAGCCGGCGCAGGAGCAGCGGCAGCCGGAGCTGGTACGGGAGCCGCAGCAGGAGCGACGATAAGGTCGTCATCGTAACCGTCGGGGGCAGCCTCGTCGGGGGCCTTGACGTCGGAGCTTTTGCCGAACAGCACGTCCTTGACCTCCTCGGACTTCCACTTGTCCTTCATCAGCGCCCACTCATCCGGGGTAAGCCAGCGGGCCGCGGAGAACAGCACCTTCGGGTACTCGACACGGTGATCGAACTTCATGCGCGTGAGCACCTGCGCGGTGTTGGTGCACCCCTTGGCGGCGAGCATCGCGAGGTACTGGTCCCATGCGTACCACCCGGCCGCCTCATTCTCCTTGTTGTCCTTGTCCCAGATGGACGTCGGGGCCAGGCGGAGAAGGTAGGGAGGGGCCGTGGGGTCACCGGCCAACGCAACTGCGACACGCTTGGTCTGCGAACATGCGGTCGTCGGCTTGCCGGCGGCGGAGATTTTTGAGCCCTTGACCGCGTTCGGGCAGGTCTTGCACGAATCAGCTACCGGGGCCTCAACGCTTGCGTCCGGAGCTACACCATCGATCGAGGAGCAGTCGGGGAACTTGTTCTCCCCAGCTACGTAAGCCCCGACGTAGAACACGCGCGAGCGAGTCTTGATATGGTCGAGGAGTACCACTGCGATGCTTGTCGCGGGATCGCCCTCCTTGTTGAGCTGGGTGACCTCGACGCCGTCAGCCTTGGTTGCGCGCCAGACTTTCCCGCGGAAGGACAGCGAGGCGATCGGGTTGCGGACGCTGATGTTGGTTTCCTCCGGGGCGTCCACAAAGTAGGCCGGGACAGAGGCTTGCGAAAAAGGTACGAGTTGCGTTGCCATGTTATTCATCTCCAGAGATTGATTTGAAAATTGCTTGCAGGTGTACGGCCTGCGATACTGCATCCGCCGCGGCGGAGTGGTGCGTCCCTTTGCGAACCATCTTCACGTCGGGGTATTGCGACTTCATTGTTCGGTAGCACCGGTCGTTCAGGTACTTCCATGGGGCGGGAATGTCGCACGCCTCGTAGGCATTGCGCAGGATCACGTTGTCGAACGTGGCTCCGTTACCCCATACGGGGCGGTCCCCCTTCAGCCAGTCGGCGAACATCCCCAGAGCGGTGCGCAGCGGAAGTCGGGGACAGGACATCAATTCCTTGCGAGCTTCGTCCCGGTCGCCGTGCATCCACCACATCACGGTACTGGCATCGATGACCAGCCCCACCGAGGTGCAGCTCTCGGGATCGATGAAGACCTCGAAGTGATCCCTGACCTGCGTGTCGCGAGGGAAGAACCGCGCCGCACCGATGGACAGGATACACGCGTTGGCCTTGGTGCTCAGGGTTTCAAGGTCGATCATGACCTCGGATTTTTCAACTGCTGCCATTACGACCGCCTCACTTTCATTTTGAATTCGCGGAAAATATTAAGCCCTGGCGGGAACCTCCCGCCGTTCATCTTGGCGTACTCCCTGATGTGGGTGACTTTGATCCTGCGTTCGAAGAAGTCCAGGTCGCCCTCTTCGAGCACAAAGTTGAAGAACGCCGCCTCGTCGGCGATACTGGCCAGTACCTGCTCCTCGGAGAACACTGTCCCGTGCTGCGTCTTGAACCCTGAGACGCCCTGTTCGTGGGCGGAAGCAAGGAACGAGGCCTCGATCGCCTCCAGGCATTCTTTGTACGCCCGGTCGATTTCGTCATGGGCCTTGTTGCCCGCCGCCCGGGCGTCACGCAGCTGCACATACTTGGCCACACGAGACTCGATTGGTTTGTCCTTGGCCAGATCGCCGATCCGCTTGAGTGCATCAAGCGTCCGCTCCCGCCGTATGGCATCCAGTTCAGCCATTACGGCTGCGTACTCGTCCGGGCCCAAAAGCCGCATACTCGCGGTGATTAGCTCTGCATGGATCATTGTTCTCTCCTTATCTGCCTTTTATAGCGATTATACACCCTAGCCTATTCCCTGCAACTCCTTTTTGTAGAGTTCCAAGATAGACTCCTGCCCGACTCGTTTTCCTTCAACCATGTTGTAGATCGCCCACTCTACCGAGGATGCACCGATACGAACGATCGTCATGTTCCTTGTTTGTCCAGGGCGGTTGATTCGCTCGGTCACCTGCTGCGCTTCATCGTTGCTATAGATCGGCGCATAAAACACGATCATGTCGGCTTCAGTCGCGGTAATACCGTGAGCCATAACCTTCGGGTGACAGAGCAACACCTTTAAGTCTGGGTCATTCTTGAACTGATTGAATATGGCTGTCCTGGCTACGCGACTTACATCCCCATTGACGACTGCGCACTTCCATGTCTTGCGGACTTCCCTGTCAATCGCATGGATGATTCCCTTGAATGGCACGATGACAAGAACCTTTGCTGCAGCTTGCTCGATGCACTCCATCAACGTCTCTATTCGTGGATGGTGCGGTATCTCCACATAGTTCCCTGTTTCCGTATCTTTCACCACTCCACAGAGGATTTGCCGGATTTTATTGATTTTATCTGCTGCGTTAGCCGCCATGATCGGGATGCCCGCAGCGACTTCGGCAGCCGCCTCCTTCTTCATGGCATGAAACGCAGCAGCCTGCTCTGCTGTGATCTTCGACTGCCGGTTGGTCACCGTGACCGGCGGGAGGCTTAAGCACTCGGACTTCTTGAACCTTACCGCTGGTTGCATCGCATCGAATACCGTCTGGTATGCCTCCGGACGCGCAGCCCACTTATACTGGGTGACCTGGTACATCGTCTGCCGGCGGAACTGGCCGAAGTACTTCGGGACTCTGGCCGGACTGACAAGGCGCGCTTGTGCCCATGCGTCGGTGGGTGCGTTGGGGCAAGGCGCCCCGGTCATGAGCCACAGCCTGTGCCACGGCTGAATGGACTTCTCCAGTACTTCGTACCGATCGGTCCCGCTGTTGCGGTACACCGAGGACTCGTCAACGATGATCAGGTTGATGTCCTTCCGGCGCCGGAGTTCGGGCTGGATGATCTTCAGCCCGTCGTGGTTGATGATGTAGAACGGGAAGTCCCTGGCCAGCAGCTCCATCCGTTTCTCCCGACTACCATGGAGCACGGCGCAGGTCCGGTGCATCAGCACGCTGAATATTTCGTTCGCCCATACCAAGTCGAGCGTGGACAGTGGGGCGACGATCAGGCACTTGCCCACGAAGCCGTTGAGCATGAGGTAGTCCGCCGCCCATAGTGCGCTCGCCGTCTTACTCGTCCCCATCTCGTTCAGGACGAACATCCGATGATGCAGCGTGAGCATCTCGGCAGTAACGACCTGGTGCTCGAATACGTCCTTGAAGTGTGCGGGCCTTGGCCAGCTGTAGTTGTACCGAATGGGCAGCGGCGCCTTGATCCCCATGTTGCGGAGAACCTTCATGGCATCGAGCGTGAATCGCACGGCGATGTTGTGCCCGTCGATGTTGATGTCCTTCGAGCCCTTGGGCAAGACCTTCCGGACCAGCTCTGGGTGCTTGAGTTTGAACAGCACCGAACAGGATTCTGGATGGATGATCATTCGTCCATCCCCTTCCCAACGCATGCTGCAAGAAGCAGCACCACATAGATGTATGCTGCGATCCCCACGATCGCCCAAAGCGTATCGCTCATATCGCCCATATCGCCCCCAAAGCATGAAACGCCGGTTCAATCCTTCCGACATCGTCGACGCCACGGATGACCAGTACGAGTGCGCCCGCGCGCTTCATCGCTTCGATGGTCAGCTCCTGCCGGGCGGTCAGCATGCCGACTTCCGACTTGGCCTCGATGGCGAAGAATTGCCCGTTGATACACCCCACGTAGTCCAGCGTTGGTGAGCCCATGCCGTTCTGTACAGGCATGTGGTAGTACGCCCCCAACCGTTTCAGCTCGCGGCTGATCGCGGCTTTTACCTTGCCTTCAGGTGTTGCCATGTCGTTTTCTCCCAAAAATAAATCGCCTTGCACCCTATTGACATCCCGTGCACCATCCATCACAATGCCCCCGTTCTCTCCCTGGAACAGCGCCGAAGCCCCCTCCCTCTTCCGCGCACCTGGCGCCCCGACGATGCCCCCCTCGTCGGGGCGTTTTCTTATCCGCGTTTCGGTCGCCAGTTCTCGCAGCTCGTCACCGGGCACCATCCGTTGCACAGGCCGGAACGTTTCGGCGGGAAGACCCCCGTCTTGAACGCAACCTTGTACTGGGTAAGCAGTGGGAGGAACTCCTGCCACATCTGTGCCTCCTGCTCACGTGTGTAGACCGCACTGTCGATCTCGTTGGTCTTCAGCCAGATGAAATCCGTCTTGCATTGGTCGATCTCCGGGAAGTGCGCGAAGATCAGGAGTGCAGACAGCTTGAGCTGCCGACTGTCGGGCTTTCGCTTGCCGGTCTTCCAGTCCAGTGCACGGGCCCGGGTGTCCTTGATCAGGAGTGCGTCGATGATCGCCCGGCACCACACTTCCGGCGCATCCCACGCGCAGGGCTTGAACGCCTTGTTGATGGCCAGCGCAAGCTCGGGGTGTACGACGTCGGCCTGCATCTCGAACAGGGTATCCAGCCACGGGATGGCAGAGGTGAAGTTCGGAGCGTTCGTCGCGATGAACGCCGCCGCCTCCTCGGTGAGCGGGGTCCCGTTCCGACGTTTGATGTCGTACTCGAAGTACTTGTGGACCTGCTCGCCCCATGCCGCGGCTACCCCCTGGGTGTCATGCACGCTTTTGGCGATCCGCTTCTCGTAGTACGCCCGGGGGCACGATTCGAAGTCACTCAGCGATGAGTGACTCCATGCTTTTGGCACCATCACTTCCCTTTCTTGATGGACCCGTCCGCGTTGCGCGGGTAGCTCCTATTGTCGTGTGCCGACACGGCACGAAGGTTCGATGCGGCTGTCGGCGACCCGCCCTTGGACAGCGGGACCTTGTGGTCCACATCCTGCCCTGGGGCGACCATTCCCTTCTTGACCATCATCCGACGGGCACGGTTGCGCGCGGCGCGGCGGGCCCGCTCCCCTCTGGCGATCGATGTTTTCAGTTCCTGTGAGTAGTCCCGCTTGTAGTTAGGCGACGACGGCATCGTGGGCTCCTTCAGATTCGCGGACTTCGAGGATGTATCCATACTGCTCCAGCAGGGCCGGAGTCAGCCGACGCTCGAAGTGGACTCCAGTCGCTCCCAAGAGCTTCAGGGTCAGTGACTGGTCCTCGTTAACGGTCCGTTCCAGTATCCGGAACTCCAGCCCGGGCTTTTTGGTACTGACCAGGTAACGCAGTTTCATTTTACACCTCCAAAGGGTTTGAGGCGGTCGATTACTGCGTCCACCTCGGCAAGAAGTTCAGGGCACAGCTCGGCCTCCGTTGCAGCGATACGGGCCCGATGCGACCGGCGAAACCCCGTCCAGAACCTCAACTGGTCCGCGGGGGGCAGCGAGTCAAGGAATGGTACCAGCCCACCAATTCCGATGACTTGTGGCATCATGATTCTACTCTCCGATGGTGCTTGTTCGAGTTCACTGGTACTATCCTTTCGTGGACGATGAAATAGACCGCCGCATCGGCAGTATAGAGACCAAGCAGCAACTGCGTGACGCCCGGTGCGCTGCGTGCCGAGCAAGGTCGCGAAAAGAATTCAGGATAGCGCGCGACGTGCGGTGGCTGGCGGTCATGGCGGTTGTGTTGATGCTTGTGTGCATAGCGCTGTCGCTTTCGTAGCGTCATGATTTTGCTCTCCCATAGGATTTGTTGTGGCCCCCCTCAGAGTTGAGAGGGATGTCAGCGCCCCAAACTGGCGGCTTTCTCATTTCTTCCAGCATGTACTCCGTTGCGTCCCTGGCATCGTCGGCGGCAGCCAATGTAACCGCCTCGTCATGCACAGACATGACTACCGGGAGGTACCGGTTGATCTCGATCGACTGGTCCATGACGATTATGCGGGCAAGCGCCTGTATGCAGTGCTCCACCGTCTTGGCCCCATAAATCCTCTCCCTTGTGCGGCCGTTGAAGTACGACCACCCATCCCTGTCCTTCTGCAGGTCGGGATACTTGATCGCCATCCCGTTGGGGAGCCGCAGCCCCCCGGCGCACGTGACGATGACCCCCCGTGGGTCCACAGCGAACCCCTCCCGTCCGGCCGCGAGGTATTTGAGCGCGTCAGTCGCCCGGTCCCACAGGCGGACTACCGCTGGGTGCGCAGAGCGGTAGGTATTGGTGATGGCAAGCGCCTCATCGATCGGCACTACCCGCCCCACTTGCGTACGTGCGGCAGTCGCGAACTTGGCATGCCCCATGCCGTATCCTAGCCCGAGCTTCGCGGTCTTGCCCATCTGACGCTCTGCCGGGTCCTTGGACTTCGATATTTCCCGCCCGTAGATGCGCCCGGCCAGGACGCAATACACGTCAGGACCGACACCCGCGTCATAGTTCCGGTAGACCTGGACGGCGTCTTCCTGCATGGCTAGCCAGTCAAGTACTCTGGCTTCAATGTTGGAGGAGTCCCCGACGCAGATTTCCTCGCCGTCAGGTGCCTCGATCGCGTCACGGATTTTCCCCTTCCGCCCGAGGTTCTGCCAGTTCAATCTGTCGCCCCCGCTGTTATGAACGAGCTTCCCGTTGGCTACGAACCTATTACGCGGGCCGCAGTCCTTGATGTCGTACACGCGGGCGACCTGACGGGTGCTTTGGTCTGGTTCTAATTTCGTCATCACTGAGTCCCTTATTTATCCAAGTACGTATGGTTTCGTAGCATAAGTCCGGACGAACCGTCTCCAAGTTGCGAATTCGGTCCCCATACACCGGCCCCCAATACTTCCGCTTATTGTTCGCCTGCTCGGTCCGAGAAGCCCATCGAAGGTTCCCTGGGGCATACCCCAAGCTGTTGTCCGTCCTGTCAATGGACGATCCTTCCGGACGAGCCCCCAGATTGTCCATGACCCATCTCGCCATGGACGTAGCAGAATCAAAGTCGAAAGTTATCCCGCGTCCGCCGTAGTTCGCGTATGACACATTCTTGGGATTCGCACACCGGTCCCTCGCCACTTGGCAGCACCTACGCAGCCTAGTCCATTCTTCGGGCACTGCAATAGCCGCTTTTGCACGAGCTATCATGTGTGCATGATGCCCATTCCACTCCGGGCGCTCCATAACCGCCTTCATGGTATGCTTCTGTGTGCAGCTTCGGCACCCATATGGCTGACCCGCCAATATGTCGCTGACTCGACGGGACTCCTCAACTCCACAGCTACATCGTACTAGGGCTTTCCCCTTTGTCGACCCGTCCCACTGCACCAATACCAGGATGGTCCGCGCGAGGGCGCATTCCAACCTTCGGCGTGTACCCTCTCTGCATTGCCTCAGATAGTTCGATCTCTCCATGCTGCTCCTCCACATAAATACGATGGTCTGGCGTCCCAGTAAGTCCGCCGTACGTGATTACTTCCCGCTCCCCCTGGTCAGTCAGCCCACCGTGGGGGACGAATTCTTCCCCGTCCCACACAAGGTCATGGAGTAGTAGTGAAGGCAACAGTATATCCAAAACTGCACCGTCGCGTAACACCGTTATTTCTGTGTCCCCAGTTAAGCAGTGCCTGCCCGTTTGGTCTGCCCCATAGTACTTGAGGTACACCGGGGCGGTGTGGCGCGTCGCCATGTCCAACATTCGGATCGTTCGTGACTCCTCGATCGTGGTCTTGTTCTTCAGCCGGGCGGCGATCAGCGCCTGTACGTCTTCGTCAGGGTGCTCCGCCAACGCCTCCATTTGCGTATCTGTCTTGGCGAACGCGAACGCAACCTTGCCGGTCGTTGGACTGATCTTGGTTGGGGGGTCGACACCCAGTGCCTCCAGCGCGAGCGCGAACTTGGCATCGCTCCGCACGTCAGCGAGCTGGATGCCTGCGCGCAGGAGCGCGGTCAGCTTGTCCGCCTGTACGCGCTGAAGGTGCTCGGTAAGCACCGCGCTGTTCAACGTAATTCGAGGTTCGGTGAACATTCGAATCGTCATGTCGATGAGCTTCAGCTCCCCCTGCTGAAAATGCGGGAGGAGCTTCGTGAACAGCGCGTGCTCCAAGTCACAGTCGTTGACGCAATACTCTCCGTACTCGTACAGGAACGAATCGGTAAAGTCTCGGCGGCGGAACCCCCGGGCTTGGAGAACCTCTTTCCCCTTCACCCCAACCCCGAGGCGTTCGGCCAGCTTGGCCAGTGCAAGGCCGGCCTTGCCGCCCAGGACCGCCCTTGCCATGGATAGGGTGTCGAACCATACCTTCGGATATTGGCTGTAATGGTGCGACAAGATCAGCCCATCGAAGTGCGCATGATGCGCGAGCACGGCGCAGTTGTGCACGCCGATGCGGTCGAGTTCGCGGGGGACATCCGGCCCGTCTACCCAGTACCCCGGCTCGTCGTTGCGCTTGAATCCGCACAGGATGGTCTCGAACCGCGGATCGCGGATATATGCCTCTGTGGTCATGCTGGACAGGGTGTAGTCCGGTCCGTAGTACGTCTCGAAGTCGAGCGTGTAAAGGTCCATCAGTTACCTTTCAAAAGCGGATGGATGGCGTCAACGATGGCGTCGAGCGTATGGTTCGTTTGCCCCATCGCCCATACGCTCCACCCATCCTCGCCGATCTCGTCATCGTCTGGTCGGTCAGTGTGACCTTCAAAGTACGACGCGAGGGCGATCCCGACATTGTCAGCCGGCACCATATCCCCCGCGTTGATCTTGGCAATCAGGTTCCGTAGTTCTTCCTTGGTCATTCAACTCTCCGGTGTTAGGTGGGGCGGCAGGTGCTGATCTCCTGCATGTGATCTTGCATCTGAATAGTAACGATGCTTGCCGCGTGGTTTCCGGGCTTTGGGGAGCCACATCCACGTTTGACCTTTTCCAATTCACTGACCTGTGCCCGAACCCCCTAGCACATCGTCGTCAAAGTCAGCGTATCAGCCTACGCATTCGCCCCATAAGGGTGCCAGCCCAATGCTTTTGCAGTTTTTCCCGCTGCAGCGTCTCCTCCTTTCTTCAAGAAGTTGACGGCATGGGCCGGCGTGATCGGTTCAGAGGGTGCCGTCTTCGGTAGGTTTCGGCTCCCACAACTTTCCCTTCATCCCGCACGGCGCGAACCACTTCTTTCCTCGCTCATCCCGCGCACGCATACAGATGAAATACGTTGCTCCTGATAACGCCCATGAATCGCGCTTGTTTACCTCTGGGTGCGTGCAGCATAACAACCACGCACTATCTGGCTCAGGCATCGAGTGCCGGCAGTCCCTGCAGAATTTCACTTCCATCATTCTTCCTTCTCTGTAATCCCCCACAGCGAGGGGGTGTGATGCACTGGGTCTAGGTCACGTATCTGCAGGACTTGGCCTTTCTTATGTAGCGCTCGCAAGGCCCGCAGGACGCTGTCGTAGTTGAGGTCAAGGTCCTTGGAAATTTCGCTGGGGGTCACCACGACGCCAGACCCAAGGTACTCCAGTATACGCGGTTGCACCGATCCGTATTCTGCACGCCCATAGCACATTCGATCCGGTTCGGCGCCTACCATCTCCGGCGCGATCACCTGCCGGGGCCTTGGCGGTACCGGCAATGGGCGGCCATATAAAAGGCTCGCAAGTAGGCTCATCCTAGCTCCATGTTCTCCGGCCACTGGCCGGTTAAGCTGTATATCGTGACGTACTCCTCGATCCTATCGCACAGTTTAGGGATATTACGGTTCCATGCGCGGCCCATAACGTTCCGCGGGAAGGCGTAAATAAAATTCGAATACTCCCCCATGGTCACATGCAGGTCCCAGCATTCCGTCATTCGAAACTCGGAGCGTATGCAATCCAGCATAGTGTCGAGTCGTTTCACCTCGATAGCTCTACCGTCGTTATATCGGATTCTGTAATTCTCCCCAAACCCGAAGTTGTGTATATCCGATAGACTGTGAGGCTCAATGCCACGTTTCCGAATGTCAAGTCCTAGGGAGTGCTCCAGCTCTACAAGCATCACGGCGGCTCTCCAGTTCCAGGTAAATCTGTAACGTATGGCTGGCCTTGCGAATATCGGCCATGCCCCCCTTGTCGGCCTCCCGGGCGAGGTAGGCCATGACGGTCAGTTTCATTGCTCCCTTCAACTCCTCGGGAGTGAGTTGGTGGAACGCAACCTCCCACGGCTGGTACGCGCCCATCTTGATGTAGTGGTCCCCACCCTCCTGCATGGAAAGTGCAGCGTTACTGTCCATTGGTCGCTCCACGGTGAATCGGGCATGTCGCAAGTGGCACAGTGAACCCGAAACCGTTGTCTGCCCGGTAGATTGTCGATCCGTACCCGGCTAGCACGCATATGTCGCGAGTGTCCAGACGGGTCGTGTGAAGGAACTGGCATGTCTGCCCGGCTCTCGCGTCTCGGCAGCATGTCGGCGATCCGTTAGGTGCGAAGAATGCTTGGACTTCCAGGTTGATGGTCTTCATTGAGGTCTTTCAAATAAGAGTCCGCCCCATAGGGGCGGTATCCATGGCGGATGGCAAATTCGCCGATGATCGGGTTGTGCACGCACTCCAACATCAAGTACTTGAACGGGGTATCTGCAAGTGTCCGCTCCACTTCAGCGTGCCATTCGGAGAACCTTCCTCGTCCGTACGGCGGCACGCCAACAACGGTGGCGATGTCGAAGACCGGTACCAGCTTGCCGTCGACCGTTCGGGTGCTTTTGCGAAGGTACGCATCCAACCCCTCGAAGCTGATCCACATGTTCCTGAGCGGGTTCGCTAGGAACTCCTTCATCAGACGCTGGTCCTCGCTCATACCCCCTCCGGCGTGTCTTCGTCGGCCAGCGTAGTCCATCCGTGGCGTTCAACCGTAGCAGTTCGGTCATCGCTCCCGTAGGAGATTTCCACCCACTCTAGGCGTGAGCTTCCGCCGGGGTATCGGCACGTGTCCAGCCACTTGCAGAAGGCCGATCGTTTGGTGTCTCCCTCGATGCTCTCGGCCCAGCCCTCCTTGCTGCCGTCCGGGCACACGAGTATGCTGCGGTAGCCGTTGTGTATAGCTTCGCTTGGACCGATTACTTGTAGCCCGAGCCGGGCTGCCTCTTCTGCGGCGACGTCGATGTGCCCGTCATCCCAGCTCGTTACCACAATTGCATTATGTCTTATGTATCCCATCGCTTATACCCCGACCCCTTGACCACCTATCATGGCCAGCCCGTCGCGCAGCCGCTGCAACGCCATGCCCACTGGGATCATGCCGTACCGTCGCTTGATGAACTTGTACACCTTGCGATTGGAGTGCTTGGGCAGAACTACGGTCTCGGGGGTGAACGAGCCTTCCGGTGGATTCAGGTAGTCGCGGTGCGGGTGATACCCGGCGAGTACTCGAAATGCCTTTGCTTTCTTGCCTCTCATACGTTACTCCTTGTAATGGACCCAAAGGTCGATAGTGAAATTGGCCAGATCAAATGTGTCGCCCGGGCGTAGGCACAGCCGGTGAAGGGTAATCACCGGATGCCCCCTGCCATCAACCAGTACAACTTCGAGCACGACGTTGGTACCCTCGACCTCTACAACCTTGATCCGTGGGGTAGAGGGTACCGCCGTTTGTGAATCACGCACATCAGAGAACAGCCCGTCCATCAGTCGAACAACCCAAGCTCTCTTGCGATGTAGTCCGTCATGTAGTACTTCCCACACTCGTGGGCGTTAGCGGTCGTCAGCATCACATCCCACTCGTCCATCATGCCCATGAGCTTGCGGCACCACTGGTTTGAAACGCTGCCCGTATTCTCCCAGTCCTCACCCGCAATGCACTCGGCCAGGTCCGCATCTAGGGATACGCCGTCGAACTCGACGACGACTACGTGCTTCCCGCCGCGCCCCAACGTGCGGAACTCCACCTCGAACGGCCTGTCTGCGCCGTCTCCGGTATAGTCGAATCCATACTTCCGGGCGGTCTCAGGGCTCCACGTTCTGTACCCCTCGTCATCGGTCAGGCCGTCTATGAGGCTCTCCTGCGCATGCCTATACATGTCAGGGCCGGCTATCGCGTAGAACTCGGACTCAAAGTCCGGGAACCGAATCGCCAGATCGGTCTCGTTGATGAAGTGCCCACGCTCGATGAGGAATTCACTGGCCTCCTCGGCAGTGTCGATGGAATCGTAGAACAGTACCGTGTAGCTCAGTGCGTACCACTTGCGGTTGCCGTGGTAGCCGTGCACCTTCAGGCGATCGATCAGTGACTGCCGTATCCACGTATTGTATCTACCGGCCATAGCGTGCCTCCTTTCTCCGCAGCCGGGCCTCCCACTTCCACGTCCGTACC